TCTCTTCTACATCCCCGTCCTTATCTCGCGTCCGTACATAGACCCCACCACTAGCGCCCCGAATGTAGGGCTTAGGGAACTCAGGTATGGTGTATGTAGTGACTGGGGTATTTGGTAGGTTGTATGCAGGAGCTTCCACCGTAACAATGTTATCTTCTGCTGTGGCCTCCCTAATTGACTGCCCTATATATAAAGGACTACGGAGCTTACCTCGATTAGGGCAAGCCCTGCAGACCTCGGGGTTAGCTGCTTCAAACGTGTTACATGTGTACCGCTTATCTGGAGTCAGGTTGTCCCATTTTGAGTCAGTTTCTTGGGGGTCGTACCCCTCGTAACCCCTAGATATCTTGTGCGCTCTCTCCCTTGTACCATCACTACACGCTTTTAATATAGACAGCACCCCACGCCACACGGGTTCAGCTACCTCACTAGGGTTGTTGAGCGTGTTAGCTATCTGCAAACAGCCCTTACCATTATCTGATTTAGCTAAGATATCTCTGAACTTGTACTCGCGGTTATCAAGCGCGGCAAGCATCATTGGGTCTGCACCCTCCACTCTTTTAGAGGGAACTGGTATTACATTAGCGCCAAGTAACGCACTAAAGTTATCGAAGTCGACGGGGGGTACAGAAGGACTGCCGATAAAAGTTACTTCAACGGGGGTGTCCGGTTTGTAGTTATGTGTTTGAGGGACGCGCAGTACACGTGCGGCATCGGCGGTAACTGAGGGATCGGCCTCAAAGTTGTTCTTGTTACATAGCGCCTTTAAACGCTCCGCAACGGGCAACCAATCTGCAAGGCAGACGGCTTCTTTTAGTATCCAGTAAACGTGTACACCACGCCCAGAGTTTATAATCGTTGGACGTGGTAGATCGTTAGTAGAACAGAACCGCATTAGGGCTGATATAGCCTCCCCTTGCGTGGGGAACTCTTTGGTTGGGCCGCAGTCTAGGTCTAAAAAGAAAGACTTTACGTTCTTTACATTATCTACCTTGCGAGAATTTATCTCGTTAAACGTGGACAACGCAAAGTAGACGTTAAACCCTTGGCTATCTAGGGACACTGCACTATCAATTAACGCATCAACCGAGGTGAAAAACCGCTGTACGCGCCTATCTGTCTGTGTGTTTGATGCGAAAATACAATATAGTCCATCCTCTGCTAAGGCTTTTTCTAGAAATATTTTTGTTTCCATAGCTTTCCCAAAACCGAAAGTGACCACGGCAGGGGTAAGTGTCTACCCTTTTCGATAATTCTAGCCGTGGTGTTTTAGAGTATAGGCTTCTGCTACTAGAAGCCCAGCAACTACCCTAGATTAATCGTCCCAGTTGGCAACAAGAGCACTAAGATCAACTTCATCTTTAGGTGCAGGAGCCGTCTTGGACTTCACTTTCTTCTTTGGTGTTTCTATAGGTACTACCACTTCCGCTACTTCCGCTACTTCTGGCTCTTCAACAAACAGGTTATCAGGAGCGAGGTAGCCGCCGACAACGTTAACAGTGGCATTCGCCACTGCCGCAGGAGCTTCGTCTGCGGAATCAAACCCCGAGGTACCCTCACCAAACGGTGACCCCGTATCAAAATCACCATCAGTAGCCTCAAACGGAGATGCTGCTTCAAGTGGTTTGTAGGTCAGAACCTGCACGGCACGTAGTCGTAAAGACACGCCCGTCCCGATACCACTACTATGGTAGGGTACAAACTCTACGAACAGGTTAGCGGTACTGCCAGAGGTCAACTGAAACCCCGACTCTAACGGGTTATTCTTAGCATCGAAGTGCCTAGGTGGCAGTGTCGCTTGCTTACCATCAAAAGATCCCTTGAGGTTACACTTACCTACATACGCTTCTTCCTCCCTAGAGAAAGGCATGGGTACTTTTTCGGGCCAGCTAGGCTTCCGGGCAGTATTGTAGGCAACAGCCATCTCTCCCATCAGGGCCGTGGCGGTATCCCCATCCATCACGAAACTAGTCTCGTACTTAGCGCCAGTTTCTGTAGGGTCGCACGGGACGCTCCTATTCTCTGCGTTATCGAACCTGTATGTCTTATCAAGACGGGGGTATAAAATGCTAACTTTCTTTATGAGGTAACTCATATGTGTCTTCTCCAATTTAGTTTTTAATTGTGAAACCGTCAGTTACTGCGAACGGGGAATCATTTCTATCTTCTACTAAGGTGATATTTAATGTTAACGCCTCAGCAGTATCCTCGTGATTCATCGTCCCTTTGACTGTCTCTAGCTCCCGCTCTTCTAAAGGCCGTACTGGCTTAAAGAAAAGTTTCGGGGTGTTGCTCTCAGCATCAAAATACATGTCTGTAACCAGAGCAACGAAAGGCGTTTCCCTCGCCTCAAGGTATCGTGCGTAAGCACGAAGGGGCATACCCCCCTTTACTGCATCCCCAAATATAGAAGTGGGAGGTAACTGTAGCTGGTAAACTGTTTTCAGATCACCCTCTAGAACAAGGGCTATACGTTGCACAAACCTACATGCACGTCCTGTACCCCTACCTGAACCCCTAATGTTTTGGGTACAATCTATACAACGTCCCGATTGCCGTTGATCATCTGGCACATCTAACGCTGGTGTCTCCGTATCACTCGACCAACAAGTAGGCTTAGATACCCTCTCCGAGCTATAAGCATCTGCGTAGTACATACGTGATACGAAGGCTACACCTACAATCACTATAGGTATGCTGGTTAACCCTTGAGTAGGTACCCCACTAAAGGTGTTGTCGCGGATACTAATCCTGTTCATATGTCATCGTCAGATTCTACGATATCCCCCCATGTACCTATGTTATCTGCTGTTAATACCCTATCTCCCCCTTCATCAAGGTTTGGGGTATCCCCTGCGTCATGCTCCAAAACGGGTGTTGTCTCGACGTGGCTCGGAGTGGTCTGCCCATACAGTAGTGCGGCCTCAACTGCAGGGAGGTTAAACCTGTACGTCTGTTGGATATGTACGTAGGTATCTTTAGGGATCTTACCTTGGTTTACCCAAGTGCGGATTAGCCTCTCTGATACCTTAAAGTGGTCAGCCAATATTTTGACGTTAACGAATTCGGTTGTCATAGTTACTTCTTCCTTACTGAAATTGTGTATGTAGAGTTAGAGTTAAGCCCTTTAGGTAGCAGGTCAGGGTTATCCTCCAAGAACTCTCTCATGTGTTTCTGGTTAATCCGCTTATCCAGTAGCGAAGGTTCCTCATGCTCAAGAATAAACTTATGCATCTGTTCCCAATCGCTAGTCCAATAAGTCTGCTTAACCGTGCGGTAAAACAAACCCTCTGCAGTTCTGACACTATCGACCCCATGCTCTTTGCAGTGAGCTAGTAACGCTGCCCTAACCGCATCAAGTTGATCTACAAGTACCGTATCCTCTGCATCATAGGCCTTCTTAATTTCTGAACGGTGGTCGCGTATCTTGACATAGGCTTTCACCAACTTGTCTAGAGACACATCTGGCAGTATGTTAGTAGCAGTGTTGCTCATTTCGCCCTCCTTTACTTATCGAACGACAGACTATAATGTATGACGGTGAACTACGCAAGTATATCGTTGTATAAATCTATCATCTTTGTATGTATGTTGATTTTATTGTCTAACATAGCGTAAACACGTTTTTCTATGGCTGACCCTTCCAACTGTACCACGGTACATTTGTGATCTTGCCCCGCCCTATGCACTCGTGCGTTAGCCTGTAGGTAAGTTTCTAGGGAGCTAGTCGGCCCCCACCAGACTACCGTGTTAGCTGCGGTTAGTGTGACCCCATGTGCAGCGGCTTGTGGCTGGATGACCAACACCCTAGGGTTATCGGCTTTCTGGAATCGGCTAAATATTTCCGTACGTTTAGGGGCAGGTACATCCCCACGTATCACTTCAGTTGTTATGCCGTCCGCTTCTAGCTTATCTACAAGGATGTCTATAACGTGTTTAAAGGGTACGAACACCAACACTTTCTTACTCGACTCATCAATCACTTCCCGCAGGACGGTGTATCGGTGCGTAATATCAAACTCTAACGTGTCTCCACTATCGGTATAGACTGCCCCGCATGATATTTGCAGGAGCTTGTTCATAGCAACTGCTGCGTTAGCCGCGCTAACTTGCTCACCCCCAGCGTCCATGACTAGACTATCTTTCAACAGCTTATAGTATTTATTCTGTTGCCGGGTTAGTGCCACCTCACGCTTGACGTACACCATAGGAGGTAAGTCTAGGCACTCGTCTTTGGTGTACCTAATAGCGGGTTGCAGCACTTGGTACACTGTTTCGGTTGCGTCTGGTTTTGGTACCCACCTAAAATTGGTTACCTTGGTCATCACACGATCTCTAAAGGCTCCCGCAAACCTAGGAACGGCAGTGGGGTTGACTAACCTTGCTAGTCCAAAAGCATCCACTGGGCTTTGTGCAGCGGGGGTTCCTGTCATCATCCATAGCCACGGTTCTGCAGCCATCAACCGTTTAAGCGCCTTCCACCGTTTAGTCTGTGCGTTCTTATAGTGGGTTGCCTCATCTACAATGATCAGGTCAAACCCCCCTTTCACTATGGCATCTTCTATTATATGCACACCGTCATAGTTGACCACTACGTACTCAGCGTCACCCTCTATAACTTCGGTTCGCTTCTTCTTAGAGCCATATGCCACATCTACCCTACGGTGCATGGCAAAGGTAAACAGGTCGTTACGCCAAGCCGAATCCATAATAGATAGAGGGCATATCACGAGGACTCTGTGTATAGCCCCCACGTTCATTAGATAATCTGATGCCCAGATAGCACTCGCGGTCTTACCTGTACCCTGCTCGTTGAAGCAGAAAGCACGTTTGTGCATGGTGAGGAAGGCAGCGGTAGTCTTCTGATGGTCGAACGGGGCGTATTTACCTGTCCACGTGTACTTGCCCTCGATAGGTGACGGGACTTTTATATTAAGGTTCTTCAGGACGTGGGCTTCATCAATACCCCACTTAACGATGACTTGATTATTAGGTAGTATTTGGCTTCTTGGTATAACAGCCGTTACTTTTGCTGGGTGCCGCAGTCGTAGCAGCACCGCTTTGTTATCAACGATTTGCATATTTTCTCTCTTTTAATTCGCAACGTATAAACGTGTTAGCCCTGCTTCGCCAACAGATAGGGCTAGGTCTGCACTTACCAATCAATTTTGGCTAACCCGATTTTATTTAACGATGCATCAGGTTAGGCATCGTGTTAGTAGTTACTTCTTCTTCGCGTAGTTACGACTACGGTTCTTTGCTTTACTCTCAATCGTCACGCCGTCCTTATTTTTGCCACCCTTACTCAGTGCTTTTTTGTGACTAACGTCCTTCCCCTCTCGCTTGTCGGCCTTGCCGTTCTTGTTCTTATCACCCCCGTTTTTCTTTGCCTCAGCATCCATCTTCTGCCTAGCGCGTTGGCGTTCCATCCTTGCTGTAAACTCTTTACTACCTACTGGCTTGTTCGTTTGTTTCTTTCGGTCTTCTTTGTTTTTATATGGCATTAGTTTCTCCCTCCTTATCTTTGGAAGTGGGTTGATGGGGCCACTTAAATTCTGGAGGTCGCCTCCTGAATGGTTCTTTTGATATATACATGTTAGCTTGCGTCCTCTTCGCCCAACGCCACCCAGCTTCTTCCGCATCTACTTCACGCTTGTAGTATCCGTCTATCAGGGCATCGTTATTTACTTGCCGTACTACGTAAACCATTAGTTTCTCCCGTTATGTTCACATTCAAGTACTATGCAGTGCGCCTTGCAAAGGCCAGAGGGGTTGGGGTTCCAGACATCCTTCGCAAACGCGGTTTCCATCTTCGCATACCCACCTAACCACTTCTCCCACAGGTGCCCTTGGTCAAGGTTCACGTAACTATCCTTCACTAACTCGTTTGAGACTACAAACAATAACCCCCCACGAACGGTTTTGATATTGGGGAAGAACTTAAAGACAGCCAAGGCCATCAACTCAAGCTGCCCTTTATCAGCATACCTAGCACTCTTCCCAGTCTTATAGTCAATGACCCATGCAAGGTCTTCCTCTTCATCAATGATCACTAAGTCAGCAATCCCCCGCCACCACACATCATCTGCAAAGAAGTCACAGGGTTCTAGGTTCTCGGTCAAACCCATTTTGAACTCGCATAACTTATCCCCCTGCTTGGCGTTGAGGTTATCCAATGCCTCTTTTGCGTAGGCAAACTGGGGTGGCATAGGGGTCTCATCCCGTATGTACTCTTCTGCTGCTTCGTGAAACGCGGTGCCATAGAGCATCGCCGTTGTCTCACTTTCTTTGTATGTCTTAAGAACCTTAAGGTGTTGGAACTGCCTAGCGCACTGTTCAAACGACTTTATTTTACTGAACGACCACGGGGCTATACTCATCTTATGTCACCCCTGCCCACGACCTACTTTCTTTGGCGTATTGTGATCTGGATTTCCACCCTCCTGACACGTCAAAAATAGTGATGTGGTCGCCATCATACCTTTCAACTTTGCCGCGATACGTCCAGACGAATTTTGGTACAGATATTTTCCCTTGAACAAACTCCTTCCCGTCCTCTGTTATTCGCCATAGCCCTCCCTTACCTGTCTGCTCTCCAACCTTCTCAACAAGCCCCCAGTATTTAAGTTTCTGGAAGTTGCACCGATGGTTGTAGTCAAGCCCCATCTCCTTTATCTCGTGCGCCTTTGTATCCCTAAAGGCTATAGCCACCTGAATAAGCGCACGACATAACCCTTTCGAGAGGCCGTGTTTATACTCGACTAATTTTGCCCCACAGGTATCACATACTTTCGATGAACTCATTCTTCTCCATCCCTCCCAGTTACAAACTCATAAGCGTCTGTCAGTGTTTGAATTACATCTGGTAACTCGTCTACATCAAACGTCACAGTGTCAACTCGCGGGGGGTTATCCCCGTAATCACACTGGGTAATCACTACTATTATTTTGTTCCGTACCTTAAGCACCCCCACATCACTAGTAGTCATAACTTCTTCATCTAGTGGGGGTAACCTAACAGTACTTACAAGCCTACGTTCCGCGTACTCCGCTTTACGTTTTAAGAAGTCGATAACCTCTGCCTTAGCACGGTGTTCAACTGGACGCTTCTGACTCATTCGCAGTCTCCATAAGATAACCCTGTACCTGATTCACAGTCGATAGGTAAGCCTTCAGCCCATGCGGGTAACCAGCGCATACACTCCTCCATGTATGCACGAGCTTCCTCTCCCTGTTCCGCCGGAACGCAACTCGCAACAGAGTCATGTACTGTTAACACCACCTTATACCGATCACTAATTTTTAGCATCTGCTCCGCGATAATACACCGGGCGATAGCTTGGCACACATTCTCTATCAGCTTGCCACCGTAGATCCTTGTTCGGCCTTTACGTGTTTTATAGGTGTACTCGGGGCGCTCACCCTCATCCTCAGCGGGGGTACACGTTAGATCGTCATACCTCATAAGCAAACCAGAGGGTAACTCGATAGCAGATAGCTCAGGACGTACCTTCAGTACACCCTCTCGTCCTAGTGTAGTGAGGTTACCGTCTGTTAGGTTCTGAATAGTAAAGGCCGCATCGTTCCATAAACGCACTATGTGGTGATACGTATCACGGTAGACGCTAATAACTCTACGGGCTTCCTTAATGTCCATCTCAAAATCGAAAGTCTTAAGCTGCTCCACGAACCGGACAGCCCCCATGCCATAACCTGCCCCCAGTATCGTAGTCTTACCGACAAACCGTTGGGGTTTTGTTACTGCATCTTCATCCTGACCGCCGTAGATTATAACTGCCATCTTCTTATAGACATCCTTACCATCGGCAAACGCTTGGACTAAGTCATCCTGCCCTGCCAACCACGCAAGTACCCTCGCCTCAATCTGACTAGAGTCGCAATCTATCACTACGTACCCACGTGGGGCGACCATACTACGCTTTAACTTCTTACCATTTGCCCCTCGGCTAGGTAAGTTTTGTAGGTTGATCTTGTCATCGCCTCCGAACCTACCCGTGTGGGCAGCGTAGTATTTTATAGGTACAGGGAGCCACGGCTTACCCTGCTCGCCCCGCCCCGCGATATCAATAAACCTCTGAGTACGTGTCTCTTCAAGCGTAGACTTGTTACCTAGTCGTGCATGGGCAAGCATATGCACCATGATGTTTTCATGATCCAGTAGGTCTATAAACCCCTGATCTGTTTTAGCAAACGCAAACGTCTTTTTCCCCGTTGTCGGACTCACCTTCGTCGGAGGCTTAACCCCTAGACCTTCAAGTAACGCAGCGAACTTATCCCCAGACATAAGATCTTTCTTGGTGACCCCAGCATCTAAGATTAGCTGCTCTTTAAGGTTTCTGGTGTCCGCAATATGCTCTTCCAACAGTGACACATCTAGCTCAAGTATGGGTTCGATGAACATCCGTAGGGTCAGGTCTATAATCTTTAGTTCAGTACGAGGAAACGCGTTTGCCATAAGTCCGAACAGTTCATACGTTAACTCAACATCATTGATGCAGTAGTCGCCGTACAGGTCTAACGCTTCCTCAGTAAAATCACAACGATGTACCCCTATAGCATCGGCAACTGCTGTTCCTTTCGCTCCAATGTTGTATCGAGTAGCGAGTGCCTTAAGACTGCCTCCAACTTCCACGCCGTGTAAAGCCCTAGCAATACAAAGAGTGTCGAAGTAAACGTGAGGACGAATATCATAAATCCAATTGAGTATAGCACCGTCAAACATAGTGTTATGGCATAGTAGAGAACTCTCTTCCCAAGCGAAACCATCTAGGTATTCCTTCATCTGTTCGTGAGTGCCACTCGCCCACTCGGTTGGGCCATTGTTTACCTTGACCCCTACACCGATAACCTCAAACTCTAATGACCGAACGTATTCCTCAACTGTTAACTTTCGTAGTGAGAACTTACTATCGTAGTAAGTCTCAAAGTCTACTGTGATTATGTCGATGTGCTTATCTCCCCACCACATGCGAGGTACCCACAAGCGTCTATCCAGTTGTCCCTGTTGCCCGGATTCTCATCGAGCCTTGCGATCTTCAGCATGGTCATCATTATGGCAACGTCTTTTGAGCTTATGTCCCTGTTAAGGTACACGCCCCAGTAAGCAGCGATCCTGCTGAAACTATCTTCAGGCTCCCCGTGGGTAGCTTGTCGGTCTCGGGTCACATACATTTTTGCCGTATCTAAGATTAACGCTCGATCAGACCTGATAGGTAGATCTTCTTCCACCCACGCCTTACTTTCTTCGTTCATCATACTTCTCCAATAACGTATCTAAATTAGTGCTGGTTTTTAATGAGGACATCAGAGCCAGCGTGATGCATTTCGGGGAACAACCCCCTCCTCTATAAGGTCGGCCTCTGAGTGGGTGCGGGAGTTATGGGGTATCGTATCTGACTTTTAATGTTGGCCTTGAACTTAGCCCCGCCAGTTACAAACACGTACCTATGCTTCCTTGGTCTGGGGGCTAAATAAAAATCGTCCCCATACTTAACCCTTGCAGCTTGCGCTCTGTTTTTTACACCCCTGAACTCGTCTGATATGGTTTGCCCATGGAGATGCTCTCGACCTTTAATCTTCCAATCGGTTCGTTTCGCGCTAAGTCCACAATAAAGAAAGTTAGCTGCCTGATACACAGTACCCACGTGCCCTTGAGAAGTATCAGCAAAACTTACTATTATCTTACCTCGCGGGAGGAGCCTTAAAGACCGACCGACTAGCATACTTGCCTCATTCTTATTATTTTCTAGTAGGCATAGACGGTTTAGTTCTAACACTGAACTCGCGTTATCTGGGCCAGCTATACCACGGCGTAAAGTAGAGCTGAAAGGCGTACCGTATGTCACTACACCTACCAATCTGACATCCTTAAAAAGTCCAAAAGCATAACTAATGCTAGGCCACCGTTTAGCGTAGTGTATGTCTAGGATAAATTGTGCGCAGTCGGCTCGTGCTACGGCTTTAACATTGTAAGGGGCTTTCACTAACCTATCTCCTTATGTGTTTCCCGCTAGACGCGAGGAAGAAGTGCCTAGTGTCGCCTACGGGTTTGTATGCCCTTTCATCCTTCTCTCTCGGGCCATACTCCCCAACATAGGGGAGGTTGCCAGCCTCCAACCATTCAGCTATCAATCGGGCAGTCTCCGCCGCTTCCAGTTCCTTATCTTCTGGACTCTTGATCGGCCTAAACTCTCGACCTCTCGTGAAGTTGATCCCAGTTAGACCTGCTCTCTTAGCTTCTCTAGTAGCCATACCTTCATACTCCTAAGTCTAATTCTAATTGATTAGTGTCCTTTACTGGGGCACCTAGTAACGTGTTTATGTCATTCATATTCTCTTCGTTAACGACCAACGCGATACCTACCGCCTCAGCTATTTCGGCTAGGTTCTTTTCCTGTAGCGCCGTTGGCTTGTTCTTACCTGCCTTGCACTCAATACCGAAAAACCTACCGTTGTAGCAGCCAACGATATCCGGTACGCCTGACCTCCCGTAACCCCCTGTCGCAGGGAAGAAGTAGTAGCACCCTAACGCCTTAAGCTGTGCCGTAACTTTCCGTTTAACTTTTACTTCTGGTGTCATCCTTTTCTCCTAAATTCACTCATAGTGGACACTCCCCTGCAGAGAACCGACTCGGCTTGGCATCTTGCCGCGCCTTAGCTTGAGGCTTCAGTTTAAGCCACCCCTTACTTAGCCACACGTCTGCACCCTTGATCGGGGCATCTGAACTAGCATCTTTCTTCCTTCTTTCGGCAGCAAAAACTGCCCACTCTTCTGGTGTGCATTCAGACTTAAGCACCCTAACCTCCTATCCTAGCTAAGATTTTATCCGACTCCTCGATCTCCAAGATCGCATCGAGCCTAGCAGCCTCCCCCTCTGCTATCGTATCGTAGGCACCTACTAACATGTTTCTACCATCCACCACGATACGTACGATAAACTTCTGTCTCCCTGTATCCCAGTTGATCCCTGCAATTTCGGTACGGTTGATGTTGAGTAGTGCTACCCGCCGTTCTTCATCATCAACGATTGATAGTGGGCCTCGCACGAGGTTCTCAATCCGGTTATCCGTTTGGCAACCATTCTTATGCCCTAACACGTCTTCCTCAGCGTAGTTTCTTATGCGGCTCTCGTTACGTAGCCACTCCCCTTTATGTCCCAACCATACAAGACGGGCCACCGGGTAGTAGTATGCACCCAACCAGCCAATGAGGAACTTGTTATGGGGTCGCCCTACAATCTGACCTTCCAGACGTGTTGGCCCATAGGTCATACGGTATGTCATTCGCCCGGATCGGGGGTGATAGTTAAAGTACTCCATAACTTCTTTTTGTGTTGGCAGGTCTGGGTTTTCAAAGAGGATAGCCGTCTTCTCACCTTCAAAGAACTCTAAGTTATCTATCCGGTCATCTTGATTGTTGCCGTTCTTGTTGATGACATACCCACCACTTGGGAACTCCCCAGTAACGTACAACCACACTATTTTCCTAACGAGGTAACTCCCCCCGTTCACTGTGACTAGCCGCCCTGAGCTGACGAACCGCCCTGCTTGATCACCTATTTTAGATGTTCTATTACGTGTAAACCTGTTTGTGAGAAGCCCACGATCAGGGCAGTAATTGAACAGGGCATGGACTTCGGCTTGCGTGGGGTTTTGGTTAGCCCCCACTCTAATACCAGTTCCTTGTTCACTCATCTCCGCCCACTCGTTGCCAGTGAACTTGACCCACTGCACCGCTCTCGTTACGTGCCCATATATCGGCAGCCGCAATGATCTTATCCAAGTAGCTCATCGCTAACGTATCAACCAATGTTAACTCGTTACCCTGAAGACTAATCAATGCTAACTCGTAGCACTTAGCTACTATCACCTGCTTGTGTTCTCTAGCCCTACTACTCATCAGCTACTCCCTTCTCTACTATCTTTAGAATGCGTTCAAGCGTAGTGGCAATACGTTCTAAGGCTACCGCCATCCGCTCCTCCCTCTCTTGCATACCGGGGCTAACTATTTCATAGGGGCTGTCACCTGTATTTTTCTTTTTTGGCTTTGTGATTTTCATGTTGTCGCCCATCTCTTTCATTCACTTAACTCTTCGTATCGTTTAACCCAGTGGGCAGCATCCCCCGCATCAGCCCTAGCATCAGCCGCATCAGCCCTAGTAGCATGGGCAGCAGCATGGGCAGCCCTAGCAGCAGCCCAGACAACATCAGCCCTAGCATCAGCCCTAGCATCAGCCGCATCAGCAGCAATCGAGTTAGCCCTCAGTTCTTCTGTGGTAACGTCCTTACCTGCCAACCAGCGTTTAACTAGCGCAATATGTTTATTCACTTGTTAACTCCTCGTATTGTTTAACCCAGTAAGCAGCGGCTTCAGCAGCAGCAGCATAAGCAGCAGCAGCAGCAGCAGCATTGGCAGCAGCAGCAACATCGGCAGCAACATCGGCGGCGACAGCATTTGCCTTTAGTGCTTCTACACTAACTACTTCACCTGCCAACCATTTCTTTACTAGTTCAATGTGTTTGTTCACTTGTTTAACTCCTCGTATACATAAAACACGTTATGGGAAACACGCCGTCCGACACCTCGCACCCGCTCTAGAGTATCGACTGTCATCAGCACGGCTAGTCTCCTCTGTATCCAGCTCGGCAGGGCATCTACATCACTGTACTCCCCTTCATCAGGGCTGTCAACGCACCATAGGCCAATACATACCACTTGTACGTTACCAGAAGACACGTTAACAGCTACACGGTACATACCGTCCACATCCACACTAGGTGTAGACATAGTAAATTTCCTCGTCTAGCTTGTACCCCGCCCCTGCAACAAAAGACATATCCTCCCCCATCATCAGGGTCGACAACTTGCGCTTAATATCCTCCGATAGATCCTCCTCTCTACACGTCCCAAGGACTTCGGATTTATCATTGTGGGAGCCATAACCATAACCAAAGGGGCGTTTGACACGATCAAACATCTGCACACCACCCTTAACATACCCTCGGATATACATAAGCTCAGGGTTGCCTCCCGTACTGTTTTCGGCTTGGTATTCCATTTCCGTGATGTACGTCTGCAGCTTCTCTTTCAGACCTAGATCCGTAAACGTATACCCACTAGCTGCGAGTTGGGCCATTGCTGCTGGGAATGCGGCATCAGTACAGAGGGATTTTTTTGCTTCGGCTACAAGTTGTGCTAGATCACGATCATAACTCGCCACCGCGTGGCTCGGCTCGTTGCTTAGGGATCTAGCTATCTCCCCCATATTCTCATCCTTGAAGTACCGCTTCGCAGTGGATATCGCTGTCTTCACCTTGGTTGAGACCTTCAGCGAGTGCTGCATGTTATCGTTGCCAGTACTCCCGTTAGTGATATGGGGAGACCACACCGCGATCTTAGGTATGGGGGCGCTATCTCCCATACGGAAGTCACCAAGAGATACCCACCCAGATACATACCTGTTTGAAGGTAGGTACACTAGTATCTTGGGTGCCATTGTATAAGGGGAACGTATCAGATGGGCACTAGCTTTGTACGCATCCATTGCCCCCTGCGTCTCCTTTGCTAGTCGTTGGGCGTATAGCGTTGGGGCAGCTATCGCAAATGAGCACCACCTAAATGACTTCTTAAGCTGCTGTAAGAATACAAGGAAGTCCTTTATTTTGGGTGCGTCATCGTGCGGCGTGTTAGCTAGTGACACGTTAACCTCATGTATATACCTGTCCAGATCGAAGTCGGGTAGGTACTTCGGAGCCACAATAGTTGACACCCTTGGTCTATTACTCCGCATTAATGCGCCGTTAAAATATACAGTCATTTCTTTTCTCCTTCGTTGTTGTCTAGGGCGTATATGCCCGTTGGCTTCCTCTCTTCCTCAATACCAGCTCCCATGTCGAGGGCTACCCCACCGATACCATAATTCACCATCACGCGCATGTCCTTTGGTGTGAGCGGCGTGGTGCTATCACCATCGTTGAAGATCCCTGCGTTAAGGGCGTTACACATCCACGAATCTTCTCCAGTGACTGAGTACCACATGCCACGATCCCGACCGTACCGCCCCTCCCATATCAGCAGCGGGATGAACTGGCTACCTCCCCTCGCGTATCTCCAAGCACTCACTACATACCTCTCGCCACGGACGTGGTCGTTGCTATGCCATTTAGAACTAAACACGTTACCGTTAAACGGTGTGCGCTTTGCTACATAGTGGTAAGCCTCTTCGTCATCGCAACGTAGGGACTCACCCATCATTGGTGGTAATTTATTTCTACTCATTGTGTCTTCCTCTTAACGTGTTTGTGTGCTGACGTGACATACCTTACCTATGTCAGGCTGGCACTGCTTGTTGTCGAGTACCGTCCAGAGCACTGGACAATCCCACTTACCCCATCCGGCATAGACGTACCCATCTGTAAACACGACAACAGCTTGTGCCTCTATGTTGTGCTCGCGCATGAAGTCCGGTACACATTCAACTCGCGTACCCCCACCGTCTTTCGGCTTGGTGCTGTCGATCAGCGTGTGCATGTTGGTGTCGTCGTAGTCCTCACGGCGCACCACACTACTGCCCCAGTACAAGATGGTAACCTTCTCTGGTCTGGCGATATCGCAGATAGACTTGACCTCGGCTAGCATCAAAGATATCTCTGGCTGCGATACCGATCCTGATGTGTCGATGGCTAGCACTAACGTATCAACACGTTGGCTGATCCCGCTAGGCATATACACCCCTGTAGACATGTATCGTCGGTTGGGCCGTGCGTAGGTAGAGAAGTCATTGCCTGAACACGTGCTGCTGATAAAGTCACGTAGTACCTCACGCCAATCGACTTGGGGTTCAAGCATCTTATCGAACCCTACCTCAGCCCCTGAACCACCCAACTGCCCTGCTGCCATCGAACCTTCACGTAGTGCCTCGGCTATCTCAGTACCTAACTTCTTTACCTCCTCGGTAGTTAGTTTCCTCGCACCCTCCCAATCATGATCGTCAAACCCTCCGTAGCCACCCCCGTTACCACTAGGGCCATCCTCACTATCATCACCTTCAGGGCCATCACCACCACTACCAGCAGGGCCGTCAGGGTCATCCTCACTATCACCACCATCAAGGCTATCACCACCACCACCAGCAGGGCCGTCAGGGTCATCACCTTCTTGTTCTCTGAGGATATTGAATATCTGTAGCGTATCCATACCCCTGTACTTGACATCAAAGCAGACCATCACCGTGCCGTCCGCCTTGAGTGGTAGGGTCACGAACCCCTCGCCGTCATCTATGTCCATGATCTGTAGGTTGATGACATGATCCATAGACACGTTAGTACACTGGGGATCTATCTTGGTCAGGTAATCCCATGTAGTAAGGTGTTCAAGGGCTTTATGGTATCGCTCGTGGAGGATACCGAACCGTAAGTCTGAGTCACGAATACTGTCAACGAAGGATCGGCAGTACCACACGTCCCTGCCATCGGTCGCCATCGTGTCATGAGGTAGTACGCCATCTTCTACAACGTAACTCCGTCCGATCATACCCACTGCCATGAAGGGTACCCATTTCCGGTGCGCATCAAGTGCCATAGTGGCTTTTGCAATGCGCTGTTCTACTGTTAAGTTTGTGTTAAACGCTAACATGTTATCTCCTTATACTTTGTCTGCTGTGAATAGGTAGTTGTTCTCGACCGCCCAATCTGTATACACCCTGTTCTGGAGGATACGATTCTTGAGCTTGGCGGCCTTCGGGTGGAGCTTGAGGTCACTGCTTAACTGCCTACAACGTGACACGAATACCGTCTGTGTTTCACGGGGTAAACGCATCATGTAGGTGAACCAAGGGTCTATCATCTGCGGGTCATTGAGCACGTCCATCACCCGATAGATCACCATCATCTGTGCCGCTGCCGTAACGGGTACCTTCGCACCATGTGGGTCAGTCCTGATCGAGTCGATGGAAGGCAGGTCACCCGCCAGCTTGGCGAACGTCATGAGGTCACCTGCTGCGGCATTGCCTATCGTACCGATGAGTAAACTCATTAGCGTAGGCTCATCAAACTGATCACTTAAGTGCAACCATCCTGATGCTGCTTCAAGGGAGCGACCTGTTACCCCATGCTTCCGGCTAGACCGTGGGTGTGGGATGTACGGGTTCTCCTCGGGATCTTCCAAGTCACGGAAGTCGGCAAAGATCTTCTCGTTGCCATTGACCCACGCCAGTACAGTCGTGTGGATATTGTTGTTGTACCCCCACTCTACCCACTCGGAGGGCGTGGGGTTAGCCAGCTCAACTGTGGTCACCCTGTCATGCTGATGCGCTAACAGCCTGTCACCTACACCCTCCGCTGCGAGGTTAGTCGTGCAGAACACCACAGAGTCAGGGTGTAACGTGTATGACCCAATCTTACCTTCCTGCACAATACGCAGCGTAGCGTTGAGTACTGCGGGGTTACACTTACCCCACTCGTCTAGCATGAGGATGACGGGCTTGTTGGTGTGGATGCCCAGCTCCTCGTTGGTCAGGTACCGTACGAACCCGCTGCCGTCATCCATCTTCCTGAGATCGGGGATGGTGATGTCACCAAGATCCTTGGTCGTGCAGTCAAAGTAACAGGGTAAGTGGTTAGGTAGACGCTCGGCTAGCATGTGTAGTATCGAGGACTTACCCCAACCCATCCGGCCCTCGACGAGGATGGTTCGTCGCTTCTTATCCTTGACCGGGTTCATTGATTGCGCAACGAGTGGGTTGCAGATCTGTGTATGTGATAGTGCGTAGTTATTCATGCTTACTCTCCAGAGTATTTAAGGTTTAACTATCGGTGGCACCGATAGATAGGGTTACCGCTTGTTGCGGTGTGGTCGAGTCACCGTGAGGTATTCACGGGTGTCGATATGTTTAAAGAAGTGCTTACTGCCTCGGCTGTACATGTACATCCAATCTTCCTTCTCGGCTTCGGGTAGGGGTAAGTCTCGAAAGGCATCACGTGGATGCACCATGTCTCGGAACTTACCTTCACGTACCCATAACGCGTTTTCAGCTTGTGTATACCTCATGTCTACATCCCCAACGAAGGTAGAGCACTGATAGCATCTGCCAGCACAGCCTTGGTTTGGCGGCGTAATACGGCATCTTCCTTGAGTGCTTCGGGTGATAGTCCCTGCATACCGGCCCCAGCAAACTGTGCCTTGAGCTTGGCATGTATGGCTGCCATCTGCGTATCGCCGGTAAGATTACACGTCTCCAGCATGTCGATCTGATCCAGACAAGAGTCGAAGACTGACTCATATATCTTGCCCTTCCGCTCACCCTCCTGCCAATCAATCGAGTCGTGCAGCTTGGTTAACGTCTTAACAGTAACGTCATGGACGTGGCGCATCGCTGCATTAACCATCGCAGGGTAGTGCGTATCGTAAAGCTCCTGCATCTCTTGTAACTGCTCATTACCTACATCACAGCGGAAATCATTCTCGGCTACAGGTGTGTACATCACCCTGAACGCGAACTTCTCACGTATCTCATCCTCGGAGGGATAGTCCTCGGGACGGTGTAACGTACCCATCTTGGCCCCAGCTTGCGACACCTCCCACTGATAGACCTTCATGAACTCCTTGACCAACCGCCAGAACTCGACCTCGGCCTCACTCATCAAGAGCTGATAGTCGGGGAGCATCGCAGTAGCAAGTAGACGCTGGCCTAGGTCAGACCACGGCATGGTCAGCTTGTAGTGGATGTGGTTACGTACGTGTCCAACGTGTTTGGTGATCGCCTCCAACTCAGGGCAGTTACCAAACAACTTCTTGTATACCCCTGCCGATCCAGATTCGGCGTTGTTGTCATTCGTTACCTGAGCGGATGCTCGTTTGTCTTTCTTGCGTCCTGTCCAAAGCGACACGGTGAACTCTACGTTACTGCATGATGATGCAATGGAAACGCGGTTAGGTACTACAGGTGCTGTGCTATTCATACTTACTCTCCAGAGTATTTAAGTTAACTATCGGTGGCACCGATAGATAGGGTGTGGCTTTCAGGTGATTGAATTACCACCTGAGAACCCATTATGACATACATTAAACATGATGTCAAGTTGATGTATTACTATGTACTACTATGTACTACGGTGTTCTATTGGTAAGGTCGCGTAGTCGCGCCCTCGCAATACCAGCTCCCGATCTGGGTCGCTTCTCCCCGTGGTTACAGTTGTTGTATCCATCGCGCTAGTAGAGTTACCAGTTCGTCTTCCTCGTGGTATTTGACATGTGCAGCAGCCTCATCGGCGTACCTAGCGTAAGCAGTATCGGGGTCAGCCCAAGGATAGATAGTAGTGTGGGCATCAGCAGCAGTGTAAGCGGCGCTAGCAGCATGCCAAGCCTGACTCGCCTCTTCCAGCTCATCTATCTCGTTACAGTCGTCAGATGCAGCCTCATAATTCGCCTTCAATTCTTCTAGGCTGACGCTGTCGTTATCTGCCAGCCATCTCCTAACAACTTCTATGTATGGGTTACTCATCGTTCTCCCTCTTTTGAATTAAGTGTGTCATGTAGTCAGCCCACGGCTGTCGGTCTGGGTATCCTCCACGCATGTAGTCGGCCCACAACTCCCGATCTGGGTCGCTCTCTGCCTGTCTGTCCCACTCCTGAATTAATCTCGTCTTAATGCCATCGTCTAATGCGTTCTCCTGAAGATCCATATCGTCGAGCCACTCTATTATATGTATCCCCCACTCTTCACTAGTGGCTTCGCGGAGCACATCGGCCCCATACAGGACTGCCTCTCGGACATCTGACAAGGCCATCCAAAACTCCTCATCGAAGTCTTCACTTAAGTAATTACATAGATATACCTTCCTACTCATCTTTACTCTCCAGTTAATGTTGGTGGTAGCTAATGTTCGGTACGGATTTGTCCCAGCATGCTCGGCAATCGCCGCATGTGTTGTCCTGCTTGGGGGCTGGGCATACATGTGAGTTCACGGGTATGGTGTTGGCGTGTACTGTTGACGTGTTAGCAAACCGTTTAGGTGCTGGGCCATCCACCATAGGTGCAGATACGCGCACGACTAGGTTATCTGGTAGCTCCCCCTTATAGCTTGCGACTATCTGGGCCTCCCGTGTTGGCAACCAGTGCTGGCAGTCGGGCGTGAGTCGGGCGACCTCTATGATCTTTTGGTAGTGCTCGGCGCTCTGAATGTCGCCACTATCATGCCACCTAAAGAGCTTACCCTTGTTGATTGCTCGTGCCATGTTGACAGCCCAGCCCTCGTCAGTAATGGCTGCTAACCTCCTAGCTTGTGCGGCTTTGACTATTGGAAATCCATACATACCACGATCATAGGCGTAACACTTCTCACACGTAGACCCTTTGACCTTACGAAGTTTACCGCCGACCTTACAAGCCTGTGCGGGTAGCCCTGTTGATTTGCCGGGTATCTTTGATGTATTAGATAGCCCCCCTACTAACTGCCTTGCTTCCGATACTTTCATACTCATGTTTACTCTCCAGTTAACGTGTTTTGTTATGGGTTGCCCATAACTTTTAGTCGCCGCCGTAGTACTGCTCATCGAACGCATGGATGTTGGGCGCGTTACTGTGGGCCTCACGTGTTCTGAGTATGGCTGCAGCATCTAGCATTGCGAACGCCTCTAACCTTGCGTACTCGGCATTTTCTATCCAGCTATCGTCAGCACCACAGGGCAGGGGTGGGCAGGGTTGATGTGAACTACGCAGCAATGACATACCGTTACGCTCCAGTGTGTCAGCATCGAGTTTGTCGGTATAAGTGCGGTCTAGATTATCGTCGCCAGATAGCCGGTTAACCATCGCGTTGCGCAGCTTTATGTTGGGCATGTCCTCGCGTATATTCTGCCGCCATTCGATCTTGCTCAGTGCTACCTTCCTTCGCATCTTACGGTTTAGGCTGATCAGCTCTCGACCGCTTATGCATAACTCTAGGTCTTCTCTATTCATCTTTACTCTCCAGTTTTAAGTTTTATTACAACAGTACTAGCGGGGATTTCATGGTAGTAGGTATCCTCATCCTGATACCCAATACAACCAACATCGTCTGTATCAGTAACTACATTGTTGATGCCTGAATCTCCAAGGAAGCGAAACGTATCACCTACTTCTAAATCTTGCAGGGGGCTAGGAACTACTAGCAGTTGGATGTCGCGGGGCAGTCTGTTTAGTATGCGGTCGTGGATCATGGCGCAAGCTGCTGCGCGTTCTGTACCTCTAAAGTCTTTTAAAAGGATCATCCTAAAGACGGAAGGATCTTTACCGTTCCAGATATGATCACCGAGATCGCGCGTGATATCGAGAATGTTACCTAAGTGTTTACTTATCATCTTTACTCTCCAGTTTTGGTTGCTAACTATCGGTGGCACCGATAGATACGTCCCTCCCTATCGAAATACCACCTGAGAACACATTATGACATAGATTGAAGGTGATGTCAAGTGTAGGAAAACGATGCCTCTAACAGGAAATGGATGAAACCCTTATACGTGAACGACCCTTTATGTGGAAATGGATGAAACCCTTATACGTGAGATGACGATACGGACTATGCACATTACGTATGGTGGAAATGGATGAAACCCTTATACGTAAACAACCCTTTGTGTGGCTAGCATGAAATGGAAATGTGCCAGTGTATTAGTAATTTTTCCTTAAGGATATCAAGGTGTTACGACCTACTAATGCGGGCTGTGGGGCATAGTGTAGTGTAGTTTTTCAAACTACTAAATTAGGTGCGTGAGCAGGGGGTCGCGACCGTGGAGCGCGGGGGTTTGCCCCATAAAAAGTAAAAGCTCTAG